TTGTTGGAGTCAGAGCCAAGATAGGATACGCCTCGGCTGTCAAGTTTTCCGGCAGGCGAACTCGTCCCAATCCCGAGGTTGCCGGAGGAGTCGAGGCGCATCTTCTCTGATGACGATGTGCCGAAAATCAGTGTGTTGCTAGAGCCCGCTATATAAAGCGATGTGCCGCCCCACTCAATACTCTGTCCGTCTGTAATACGAATAGACCCGTTTACATCCAGTTTTCTTGCAGGCGAACTCGTCCCAATCCCCAGCCCGGTGCTGGTGAGGCGCATTTGTTCACTGAAAGCACCGTTGCGAAAGATGTTTTCGTTTGCGTCAAAGTAGTTGGCGCTAAGGCCAGAAAACCCGCTGAGAATCTGCGCGGCATTGGGAGAACTGCCAACCAATGTGTGCAATCTGCCGGACGGGGCCGTTCCAACCCCCAAATTCGTCCCATCAAACGTCAGCGCACTCCCGCTCGTCACCACCTTGCTGCCGTTGAGGTAGAGCACGCCGTTGGCGGTGCCAAGCGGCATTTCGACGGCGCGGGGGAAGGTGTAGGTGTCCGCTGCACCAGGCGCACGCAGTTGAGGCGTTGCAGTGTCAAGAGCGATGACTTCAAAGGCTGCCATGATTGGTCCTCAAACTGGTGCGTAGGCGGTGCCGTTGCTGGACAACACAGTCTCAACAACGTAATAGCTCGTGCCGGCGCTGTTCTTCACTTCCTCGTCAACGGAATACGGCGTGCCGGCACTGCTGAGCACAACCCACGGCGGCCCCGGGTTGGGGCTGGCGTAGTCCGTTGCGAGTGCTGCAACGGTTCCCAAACCAAGGGAAAGCCCGTTGCGGATAGGGATGCCAAAGAATGGCATGTTGCGCCCGTTACTGAATGTTGATCGGCTTGGCGTACACGGTGCCGTTGCTGCCGATCTGGACAGCACTCACGCGCCACGGGGCGCCCGTGCCGCCGGGCACCTTGAACGGGATCGGCGTGTTTGCCGGGATCGGCGTGTCGGCTGTGGTAGCGGTGACGCCTTCGCCGACGCGAACGTAAGCCGCAGTGGTGGACCACACCACCACGCCTTGCGGGCCTGCGGGCCAGGTGCCGGTGCTGCCGGCAGTGCCGGTGTAGGACGCCGTGCGCGCGGTGAACGTTGCGTCGTCAAGGGGGTTGAGCAGTTCCACAATGGGCTCCTTACGCCAGGAATTTCAGCTTGTACAGGGTGCTGTAAAACAGCGCCAGAATCTCGTCAATGATGTTCTGCAGCGGCGTGCATTCCTTGTCCACCACCTTGAACCTGTCTTCCTCAATGGATTTCACCATGTCCTCGAGGAACTCAATGACGTTGTTCGTCTTGGTCGCGGACTGCAGCGCAATCGGGCCGATCAGGCCGTATTTGCCCTGATACGCCTCGGCAAACGTGTCTGCCAGGTCAATGATCTGGTCGTAGAACTTGGCTAGCGCCTTGTGCTTGGCGTACGAGCGTGTGTTCAGATGCACGCTGTGCGTGACATCACGCGCCAGAAACAGCTGGCCGATGAACACTTCGCAACTCATACGGGCACTCCCTCAATCGGCGCGGTGGGCATCTGACCCTGCATCATAGCCGCCATGTCGCCCACGGTGGCAATGTCGCGCATGGTCTGCATGACCACTTCCTGCACCTGCTCAGGCGTCATGCCGCCCTGCACCGCCTGCAGCCGGCGCGTCTCAGCCTCGTAAGCCTTGATCTCGCTTTCGGCCTTCGCGCGGAACGTGTCGATGCTGAGCTTCTGCGCTTCCATCGACTGCGAGACGTTCTGCAACATCTGCTGCATGGCCTGCATCTCTTGCATCAGCACCTGAATCTGCTGGTTCGCAGCCTGCAGCGCCGGGTCGTCTTGGTCTTCCAGCAGTTTCGGGTCGATGGTCTTGCGCAGGCGGGCGGCAAGCTCTTCAGCGCCCGGCCAGTCCATGTTCTTCACGAACAGGTCGCCGGCCACGGCCCACAACTGCGGCGAGCCCTGCAGAATCTGCGACATGGCATCCATCGCTTCCTGCCGCTTGGTCAGGTACGACGGGCCAGTGGTCACCACGACGTCGTACTTGCCGACGCTGGGGTTGTAGATCTTCTCAATCACCACGCCGGCCTGATCGCGCACCTCACGCACCGGCTCGGGCTGCATCGGGTCGATGCGGGCCATCTTGGTCTCGCCGTCGATGCCGATGATCCGGGCGATGCGCTGGGTGTCGTAGATCTTCGGGATCAGGTCCACAATCTGCCGCGTGCTGTACCGAATTGCCCGCGCCAGGTTGTCCACGAAGTGGTACGTGCCCGTGTCACCCTGCCGCTCGCGGGCCAGAATGGCTCGGCCGCTGCGCTCGTTGCTGGTGGCGCCGATGCTGCTGTCGTACTGCCCGGTGGTGGCCTTGATGTCGTCCGCAGCGCCCATCTTGGCTGCGATCAGGCCTTGCTGGGCCATGGGCGGTTGCGCACGCTGCGGCAGCGGCAGGATGGAGCCGTTGCCGTCAGTGACGTCGGGGTTGACCTCCAGGTAGGGCCAGTTCTGCGTGTTGGCGGTTTTCCACTGGGTCTCGTAGCCCTCGAACTGCCCGCCGTAGCCGATGAACGGAGCCTTGGGCGCCAGCGCAAGCATCTCGGCTTCCTGCGACACCCAATAGTTGTACATGCGCTGCGCGTCCTTGGCGTTGCGCACCAACCCGCTCACCAGAATCTGGCCATCGACCTCGAATTCGTTGCCGATCACCCGGATCACGGGAATCCACCGGCCCGCCCAGTCCTGCTCTTCGAGGATTTCGTAGCCGTTGGTCTTCATCCACTTGACCTGCGGCACCTGAGCCATGCGCGAGCGCACCGGCATCAGGCCCATGGCCTGCATCTGCCGGTCTTCGGGCTCACCTTCCTGCAGCGTGACGTTGCCCGGGTACAGGTTGAGTTTGACGCGCTTGTACTCGACGTAGAAATACTCCGCAATCCGCACCGTGTTCTGCGTCACCCACTGCGCGGTGGCCGAGTCACCAGTGCCCTGATCCATCAGCGCGGTGATCGGCGTGGCGTCGGGAAACAGGCGCTCGTACTCGTCGCGCGTCATGTCCTGCGTGATGAAGCACCACTTGGCATCCGACCCGCAGGGGTCTTGGATGGTCGGGTCCATGTACACGCTGAACGAGTTGCGGATGCGCTCGATCTTGATGTCCTGATCAAACGTGTTCTCGTCGCAGTACTCCGTCAGCAGGCGCCAATAGCCCTCGCCAAGCGTGACTTGGTTTTCGCAGGCGGTGTCGTACGCAACGTCCGCGTCGGACATGTACTCGATGTGCCGCACCACGCCGTCGTAGATCTCGGCAACCTGCGGGTCAGCGCGGTCGTCGGCAGGAATGACCTTGCCGCTGGGCCGGTTCTGGCGCTGGTCGTTGGTAACCTGGCGCACATGCTGCGGAAGTTTGTTGATCGTCAGGCAGGGCCTGGCGTTGATCGTCTGCCCCTGCACGTTGCCGCGTGTAGCCAGCACGTTGCTCGGCCACTGCCAGTTGTTGTCCGGGCTGCCGGCCATGAACCTCAGATCGTCAAGCTCGTCATTGCGCGACGAACTCAGTGCGCCAAGCGCCATCTGCAGGCGCTCCCGCATGGTGGCTAGGGCGTCTTTCTGGGCGGTTTTTCGGGCCATGGCGGGTGCGGTGCCGGGGTGGATGCCGGGGTGGGTGCCGGGGTGGGTGCCGGCAGGTTACTTCTTGCCCTTTGAGGGCGCTTTGGCGGCTCGCTGCGTGCTGTACGCTACCGCGACCGCCTGCTTCTGCGGCTTGCCGTGGGCCATTTCGGTCTTGACGTTCTTGCGGAACGCCTCTTTGGACGCGGATTTCACCAGAGGCATGTCATTTCCCCTTCGGTTTGGCCGTCTTGGCCGACTCGCGGAACGCTTTGGCGGTGGGCGCGCCCGCAGCGCCCGGTTTGCGCATCTTTTCACCGCTTCCGGCAGCAATGCGCTCGCGCTTGGCGTGGATGTTGGCGTAAAGGCCGGGTTTTTGCGGCATGATCAGCACTTCCAGCGTTTCAGAGCAGCCTTGGCTCGCTCGCCGTTCTCGGCCTTCGCGGCGACGCCGCCCATGCGGGCGCAAAACGACGCTTTTCGGCCCTTATCGGCCTCAGTCTTCGGGTTCGGCGCCGGCGCCTTCAGATTACTGCCGGTTTCGCGGTTGTACTTCTCGCGGCCCTTGGCCGTCAGGCCAGCGCCCTGCTTCGTGGGCAGCTTTTCGCCTCGACCAACGCTCAGAGACACCGATTTTGCCATCTTCAGCCCTCAGTGAGCCATCCAACCAGCCGTCTGCGAACCGGCGTGAGCCGTCACCACCCGGTGCTGGCTGCGGGGATTGTACTCCCTGTGAGCCACCGGGAACGCAAACGTTACCGCCAATGCGTCAGCAGCGTCAGGCGAGGCCAGGCCGCGGGCTTTCATCTGCTCCTTCGTCTCCAGCGCAATCGCGCCAGACGAGTTCGGCTTCGTGCGCGGGCCGCACAGGTCTTTCTTCAGGTTTCTGTCGTCCTTCAAGGACGCCGTGCGCAGCCACTGCTTCATCGCGCCCCATATCTCTGCCCGCTTGTTCTGGTACGCCTTCTGATCCTTGGCCTTCCAGCCGAAATTCACCCCGCGCACCTTATACCGCTGCTCCAGCAGTCTGTCCAGCACGCCCGCGCCGAGCCCGCCCTCGTCGATCACCGTCAGCGCCGGCTGGAAATCTTCGATGGCCTCAATGACGTGCCCCACCACCGTCATCGTGTCGTCGCCGCGAAACCGCCGCACCTCCAGCAGGTCGCGGCCTTTCCTGATCACGATAATCGTCGCATCTGCCCCAAACCGCGCCGGGTCCACGCCAACCACCACAGGCGCGTCCGGGTCGCGCATCGGCGGCCGCTTCGCGGCTTCTTCCACCAGCCCCAGCGGGATGAACTGGTATTCGTCCGCGCCGGGGAACTCGCCGTACACCTCAACCATCGCCTGCGGCGAGTCCTCGCCGTATTCGTCAATGATCGTCTGGTACACGCCTTTGTCCGTGTCTTCCACCGTTCTGGCGTCAATGTTCTGCGTGTTCCAAAACGCCCGCTTGGCGTTAAAACACTCAAAAAAATACCCCGAGTTCCGCCGTGGGTTACTGAACGCGCACCAGAATCTGTGCGGCGTGTTCTCCGTGAAAAACCCCGCAGCCACAGACCAAATCGAGTCCGGGATACCGCTGGCTTCGTCAAACACCACCATCATGCCGTCGTCGTTGTGCGCACCAGCATACGCATCGGGGTTCTCGTCGCTCCAGAGCTTGCCCTCCGCGCCCCAGTACCGCGTACCCTTCTTCAGGTCGCGCTCCACCAGTTCGGTGAGCCACTTCGCCGGCACGATGCGCGTCGCGCTGATCTCGAACCAGTGCGAGTTCATCAGCATCGCCAGCCACTTCGTGATCTCGGCCCAGGTCACGCTGCGGAGCTGCGCCTCTGAGTTCGCTGAGACGATCACGCTCGCGCCAATCCGCGTGGAGAGCATCCAGAGCACCAGCCAACTGACCAGCGCCGACTTACCAATCCCCCGCCCCGAAGCCACCGCCAGGCGAAATACCTCGTACATATCCCGCGTGCCGTTCGCCTCGATGTGAGCCTTTATCTTCCGCAGTATTTCCCGCTGCCATTTTCGCGGCCCGCTGCGCTTTTCCAGCGGCGTGCCCTTCTCGCCCCAGGGAAACACGAACATCACAAACGCTTCGGGGTCGTCGCGGAGCTTCGCGCTCCACAGGCGACTCATCAGCGCCTGTTCTTCCTGCGGGGTGTATTTCGTGGTCTGCATTTATATCGTCAGCGGCTCATATCGGCTCATACCGGGCCCATTTCCGCCAGTGCCTGCGGCGCCAGCCGGGGCCGTATTTCCACCGCGTCCTCTATCGCCTCCGCGGCACGCACGCGCTTCTCGGCCATCTCCAACGCCGCGGTAATCGAAATCGACTGCGTTACGTCTACCTGCACCTGCTGTTTCGCCACCCAATCGTGCCTGTGCCTCAAAAACTCCAGCGCCGCCTTCGAATCCCCGTTCGCTGCCGCCTCGTACAGCGTGCGCGACATCGTCATCTCACTATCAGCACGGCCCTTCATCTCCGCCAATTCCGCAATTGGGT